GATTGTCCAAATTGCAGAGCATTACCAAATAGGTTGTTCAGAAGCTGCAGATTACGTAGAATTGATGGATTCGGCTGAATGTGAACGAATCTTAACGTTATATGGATATAGTGATAGCGACAAGAAAAAATTATTGAAAGGAATTAAATGAGCAACGTAAATACACAATCACATTACAAAGGTAAAGATAGTCTTTATAAGTTTGCTGAAGAGTGGGCATTGAACTCGTATGAATTTGATATCATTAAACGCATTGTAAGATGTCGACACAAAGGATCATTTCATCAGGATTTAATAAAGACCCAAGATTTAATTGATATTTATCTTTTCGAGCAACAACATAACTATATAAAAGTAGATCTGGATTATTTGACAATCAACAATGCTGATTAATAATTAATAATAAAGTCATAACTTATATCAATTGGTCGACTGTGATATCGTTTACTAGTATCCATAAATGATTTAACATATTTATATGGATCTTGTCTCAATAATTTCTTAACTTGTGTATATTTTGAGTTGGTTTTTATGGCCATGAACGCTGCTTCGGCCCAAGCTTCATAATCATTAAATATACCTGGAGACTGTTTAAGTACCGATGCAATTAGTTCAGCTCGCGGATTCTTTAATAAATCTATATATGGAGGATTATCTGATGTATATGTAACAGCAATATACGGTGCTGATTTTGCTGGGAATTCTTCTAATGTGTATTTGTAAAAAATTTGTCTAACGTGCACGCCCCCATTATTTGGATAATATTTATAATCTAATATTTGTACAAATTCATCGACGGTACCGCGGTCACGTATATATGATGACTTTGCAGCTTGACCAGGACTAGACGCATTATTTGGGTTCGTAGGATCTGCGTGAGGTACTGTACCAGATCCTGCTCCACCACGACTATATATACCAATCCATGCTTTTTGGTCTTTACTTTCTGTTATTGTTACTGACCATTTAACTAAATATCCCTTGTTATTCATGGATATCTTTACATCGGAAATATTAGGATTGAATCCGGCAGCATAAATTTTTTCTAATTCTTTATTAACTTTAATATTCATACCGCCAATAATTTTTCCACCTGTATCATTGAATGCATGAAATTCGTCGGCATTAATACCTTTAAAGGAATCTGTAACAATAACAGGAAACTGTATTTTGTTATTTTCAACTAATAAATGTTTCAATCGTATCATAATAATAAATATGAATTGGTTTGATTATGCAATAAAATTTCTTATAATATATAAAAAAGCCATGAAACCATTATTTGTAATTACATTAGTAGCTGTATCAATTGTAGCATGTACAAAGTTGTCAACAACTAAAAAATATTCATCTGATAATTCGACGTCAGACACAACTAATTCTTCCGTTACCGGATTTATTTATAATTATAAAATTCAAAAGATTATTTCAAATACGCCACAAACATTTAGTTGTGAAGCGCAATGTGATACAACGGATGTAAATGTATTAATGCAATATGCATTAGATTACACAACCGATAATCTTGAATTTGTATTAAATAGTTCAGGTAATTTAAATGTAAAATCTTTAGATGCATCTAACGTAGCTAATTGTATTGGATATGTTACGTATTATAATGCCGTATTAAAAAAATTGTTGCGAGATAATCATATTACTAATGTTAAATTGCAACATGCACGTGCCAATATTATGATTGCAGGCACAGATATAAATAAAATCTTTACGGATCCATCATGGAAAAATCATGATATTAGTATCGTTACCATTAATGATACTGTATATCATATAGATCCTAGTTTATCCGAAATGGGAATGTCGCTAATTTTTCAACAATGATTATTTTTTAGCAATTGGAATAGTTGGTTTTGGTGCTGTTGTGTATCTTAAAATAAAATTAACACGAAATCCGTTATACCCACCCATTTCACGTAAACTAACAGCTTTACGTATTACATGATACGGTGTTGCTTCACCTTTCTGATAGCTATTTATGCTGTCAGTAAATTCTTTTATGATTTGTTCGTTAGTCATTTTATATTCTCGCGAATTAAAATCATAATGATCTTGAACTACAATTGTATTTGATCTATATTTGTATATATTATTTTTACTAATTTCACCTAATGTATACATGAACGCTGTAGGCATATTAGGAGAAATCATATTAATAAGTGTTCCTTTTATACCATATTTTTCGGTTTCCGCTGCTGCGCCACCTTTAGTTAATGATAAGGCGCCTGTCGCTCCAATTGATTTCCAATAATTATAGTTGAACCCCTTATTTAGACCATGTGATAAACAAGCGTTAAGTAAAAACGTACGTTCATCACCATGAAGATCTGCTTCAGTAAATGTAGATGTACGTCCAATTAAAAATTCAAAGAAACATCTAAGATGAACCGGCAACTTTTTGATTAACGGATGTAAAGGTACCAATGTATTAACAATGGTATCTAATGTAGTATCTTCAGCCGAAAATCTTTTGTCATCTGCTTGTTGTCGTCGTACCTCTGGATAATATAATGTCATTAATTTTGTTTCGGTATTACTTATAGGAACTCCACTAGTAACATTTCCGGCTAACTTATCCCAAATTGATGAAGTCGATTTTGATAGTACCTTAAAATCGGTAAATGGCATAATATTCAATATTGTCCAATTCCAATGAACTTCCGGAATAACTGTAATTAAAGATTTTATTATTTCTAAACGATCTACATTATTTAAAAATGAACGAAGATACATTCCGATGCCGCGGCCCGATGTTAATTTTTGTAATTCTGTATTTACATCTCCATATTGTTTGATATTTTTGATATTCTTAACAATAACATTTTTTACTAATACTTCATCATCTTGAAAAAATGATTTTGAATCATATATCAATTTAGCAATTTTTTTTGCATTAAATGGGGAAACTACACCATAACGATCTGCATCTGCCTGTTTAAAAACTGTTTCTTTGTCTTTAGGTATGATTTTTAGTGGAACTATGCTAGCATATTTGTCTTTTTTAAGATTGTCAGCATATTTAATATTAGGGTCATTGATAACATCGAGTGCACCTGCCGGCAAAGAATTAGGAAGTTTATAATTGGGAAGTACCTGTTCAATTAGTACTAGTTGTTCATATAATAATTGTTTCAATTGTATCATAATAATAAATATGATCTGATTTGATTTTACAATAAAATTTTATATAATATAAAAAAAAGCTATGGCAAAACATGTTTATACAACGGTTAATAATTTAGATGTATGAAATCAGGAAATTATCTAGCTCCTATATATCGTTTATCAATCCGCGATGCAGCAACTGTACCTAGAAAGATATCATATTCTCAATGGTCCATGTATGAACGATGTCCCCTATCTTGGAAGTTAGCATACATTGATGGGTTAGCTCCATTCCAGGCATCAATTGATACATGCTTTGGAACAGCATTTCACGAAACATTTCAACACTTCTTAACGGTATTATATACAGATTCAGTAAAGCGTGCCGAAAACATAAATTTTCGAGAAGTATTAACAAATAAACTTCGCGAAGAATATGCACGATGTGTTTCTGAATCAGGAGGAGTTCATTTTTCAAATGCTTTGCAAATGGCAGAATATTTAGAAGATGGCGTTGCCATTTTTGATTGGTTTGCAAAAAGACGATCACAATATTTTTCTAGCAAAAATTATGAACTAGTAGCAATTGAAATGGAACTATGTACTCCAGCATCAAAAGCAAACCCATCTGTATTTTGGTATGGATTTATTGATGTTGTTATTAGACACGTGCCTTCCGGTAACATTGAAATATATGATATAAAAACATCCCGACAAGGTTGGAACAAATATCAAAAAGCAGACAATTTAAAAGCAGCACAGCTAATTGCATATAAAAATTACTTTGCACAACAATTTGGAACGCCTGTAGAAAAAATTGATGTTGAATTCTTTATTGTGAAACGAAAGATGATTGAAGAATCAATGTTTCCACAAAAGCGAGTGCAAAACTTTAAACCTGCATCAGGAACAGTAACTCAACGCAAAGTACAAAAACAAATTGATGCATTCGTTGAAGCATGTTTTGATTTAGACGGAAATCGTAATGATGCCAGAAAATATATGGCAATATCAGGTAAGGGTGATAAAAATTGTAAGTATTGTCCATTTAAAACAGATTATGAAAATTGTCCTAAAGAAGCTAGGATTCGTGAATGAAATTTATTATATTAAGTTATGTACAAGCACCAACATGTATACATTTATCAATTTGAGATAAAAAATCATTCTACTTGGCAAGGTATGCATACGTGCACAATGAAATATTCTTTATGTACAGACATCACCGGACCATTTCATAAACAAAATCAATTGTTATTAGAACAAATGCTACGGACTGTATATGGGCATATGCCTAAAAGTGTTAAATTTATACAAGAAAAACTACAATGAAACTAGTAGCAATAATTGGCAATACCAATTGGCAAAGTCGTAGAAAGATTCAAGAAATATTATTTAACTTGAAATCACAATTCAATGACGATGTTAAAATTGTAGGAGCTGGAGGCGAAGGCGCTAATAATATGATTAGGAAAGCTGCCTTAGAGTTCGGAATGCAGTATGAAGAATATAATCCTTCATTTTCAGGACGCAACATGTATTCAGCAATGCCCGATTCATATTATGGTAAGCCATATCATTTTTCTCAGTTACATCATCGCATGAAATTAATTGCACAACGATGTGATCATATGTTAATA